ATGTCTACAACAAGAAGACGGGGAGGATGTTGAGACCCAACTATCGTTCCAAAGGTGGTAAGAATCCAGCGTATCCAACCCTCGGTTTGATGCAAACTATTGTCAACCCCCACTCGAGGATAGGTGGCACAATGAGGAAAACTCGCACAATCTTGGTGCATATTGCAGTTTGTGATACATTCAACAGAGACTCGATGCCCATACCAGATGGCGTAACTGAGAAAGAGTGGAAGCGCACCCCAGCGTCGGTCAAAAAACAAATGAGATTTGCATTTCAGGTGAATCACAAAGATCACGACCAGCACAACCACCACCCAAGCAACCTGGAATACACGACTGCGAAACAGAATCAGGCAGCATACCAAGCGCACAAGAATAAGAAAACTGCGTAAGTTGTTGATTCTACTCAGGTTCTAGGAACTTGTCCTTGTACCTTGATTGTGCGATAATATAGTCTGAGTTGAGTGAAACGAGAAGGAAGTAGATATGAGCATTACAATTGAACAGTTGCAAGAACGTAGTGAAGCACGCAATCCCGCTCAGTGGGACTGGCGTCTGCTGGACGCAGAAGCAGCATATGCTGGGAACTCACCAGTTCTCAACACAAAATTCAGACGCACTGTTATAAGTAGTAACAGGAGTTTCTCAAACCTGTGCAGGAATAGACTGCGCAATAAAATGAAGCAGCGTCGCGCTGCACAACGCACGTGGAGTGGTGCCTATGCACTGCCCACTCATCTTAAATACCTAAAATTGGGAGGACTGTAAAATGAGTCCAAGCATGAATAAGCGAAACACATCGATCACTCTTTGTGGTGCACTACTGGGAATGTCAATATTCCTGAGTTGTGATGCGCAAGCAGAGCAGACAATGACTATCACAATACCAATGGGGACTAAAATAGTCGAGACTGAATCTTCTTGGTGTGAACCAGTCTACAACGAATCGCAGAATTCGTTGTATGTTCCACGCTGCTGGAGATTGAAACAAGAACCAGCACCACCGAATGCCCTCGAGCGTATAATCAGTCGTGCTACGAAAGACACCGCTCAGACCATAGAGAACCAACTCAGTAACGCTGCAGAACGTCAGATCTACGATATGGGTCAATCTATGCAGAACTGGTTAGGAACGGACAAGTAGACTGTCTCATGCAAATTGACTTTTGCAGTAGAACACCTCTCTATTTGGAGAGGTTTACTTTCTTTGCTGCCAAGCAGTTAGGACTGGCCAAACTCCGTGGTGAGATACACCTGTCATATTATCCGACTCTCGAGAACGACAGTTATGGATTGTGCTGGGGCGATGGCAAGGAAGCAGAAATTCATATTGCATCGAAGATGTCAGACCGCAAGGTCAGCAAGATTGATAAGATGAAGACCGTGGCGCACGAACTCGCCCACGCAAGGCAGTTTCTACGAAGAGAATTGTGCTTGGGTGGAGGAGATGATGAGTGCAACTGGCATGGCAGGTTGTTCAGGTATGACCCGCAAAACGAATCAGAAGCACCTTGGGAAGTCGAGGCAGTATCAGTAGAGCAACCCATATATGACGCATGGTTGACTTATATTTGGCAACAGCGCATGGGCATTGTATAAATAGACCTATCACGAGGAGTATACATGCCAGCATTCAAAGAAAGAGACGACCTGAAGATCCAATTGGACAGCAAGTGCGGGTATAAGGACTTCAAAGACCAAACAAGGAAAGGATTGGTCGTTCTCATACCAAAGGGTGGCGACAGGATCGCTACTCTTGAGACCATAGCGAAGAAGTTGAAGAGTTATGGAGGAAAGTATGACCCGAACGGTGGCAGTTCATCAGTAGGCAGAACAGTCTTCACTGGTGGTTTCTTTGCCGAGTGCAAGATCAAAGGTGGTGGTGGTAGTGGCGCAGGTTCAGACCTGACCGCATTGACTGAATCCGCTCAGTGCGTCTATAGCGCAGCACTGTATAACAACAAGAAGTATACCCACGCAGACCTCAAAGCAGTCAAGAATTTCTACATCATCGATGACAAGATTCAGAGTGTACTGACCAAGTTGCCTGATGATTGGATCGAGTCCTCCAAAATAATTGCAGCGAAACTCAAGAAAGAATTTCCAGCAAGTGGTAAGAACTATGTACACCACCGTGGTTCTCCGTGGGTCAACAAACTCGAGCAGCACTGGAAGAAACTCAATCAGGATGCTGGCAAACCATTCTCCAACCTCAACAAATGGTCACCTGCTGATACATGGATGATCTCGTCCAAGGGTAAGCAGATTGACATAACAAAGACAAAGACATTGGTTGAGTTGAACAACCTGCTGGCGAAGAACCTCAAGAGCAAAGATATAGTTGGAGTGTCCCTGAAGAAAGCGGTGGGCACGGTGTCGTTCAAATTGTTGAACACCTCAAAGAACCGTCCCGTGTATGCATTCGAAAAGGCGGCGATCATTGGTAAGTCTGGGTTCTTTGGTTCGGGCGATTGCTATCTGATATTCGACGGTGGCAAGGCACAGTTCAGAAAGTTTGGATCGACATGGCAGGGTGAGTTGAAAGGTAAGAACGCCAACATGGGTAAGATGTCAGGTGGGCCAGTCAAAGCACTGCTTGATAATATAACAGGCGACAACTTTATACCACAGCGCGATCTTTTGGAACGCGACGAAGAGACGATTGATCTATTCTACAAATGGTACAATGCCTGCAAAGATACACCGAAGATGAAGAAGTATGACTTCTATGCGGAAGTGGCGAAGAAAGATCAAAACTGGTTCGTTTCGAAGATACTATGCACCCAATTAGTTTCTGTGGTGGAGTCGATGTCAAAGAAAGACCAAGACCGTTTCACCTCGGGCATGGTCAACTACGCTGGATCTGAGTCCGAGTTGTCTGGACCGTACTGCAAGGTGTATTGATAACCTCTTGATTCCATTCAGGTTTCCCTATTTCTCCTCATTTCTCCTCTCGGGAGGCGCGAGGAGGACGCGAGAGAGCGTTTCGAGGGTCACAGATACGCTGGGGAAGGGACTCGAAGGAGTCCTCTCGAGGGCGCGAGAGAGCGTCTCTCGCCTCCTACCGTAAGTCATTGATTCTATTAGGTTTATTGGAACTTGCTTTTGGACCTCAATTGAGCGATAATATAGTCTGAATTGAGGAGAAATGAATATGTTGAACCTGAAAGAAATTAGCAACCAAGAACTTGCCACTATGCGCGATAACGCATATGAAGCAGAAATGCGAACGCGGAATATGCGGTGGATGCACGACACTAAAGCGTCAGTGTCTAGGCGAAGCACATCAGTCTCGCAAGAGGTATGTCGCAGACTGGTTGAAGGTACGATAGAATTTGATGATAATGGAGAATTGAAATGAAAATGAGTTTAGAAGAAGCAGAAGCACTCGGAGTCGATCTGACTGTAGGATACGAACCACGTGGCCACAATGAAGCGGCACTGGCGCGATGGAACGCAGTCAAGTATCGTGAGAAGACAGAAGCAACAATCCGTGACACCAAGGTGGTCGATGAGATCGCTGCAATCATAGAGCGTATGTAGATGGCAGAAAAGAATACTCACATGACCCACATCGAGGACAAAGTCCTCTATGGTGGAATCGACGGGACTCGACAAGCAATCGCTGGTCTGGTCTCATTGCGCAACATGCTTCAGGGGAATCACAAGGGTGATGTCTCAGTGAAGTGGGATGGCGCACCAGCAATATTCGCTGGGACAGATCCATCGGATGGCAAGTTCTTTGTCGCCAAGAAAGGAATCTTCAACAAGAATCCAAAAGTTTATAAGACTCAAGCAGACGTTGATGCAGACACCTCGGGTGACCTCAACAAGAAGATGAATGCTGCCCTAGAGTTGCTGCCTGCACTCGGCATTAAGGGTGTCATACAAGGCGACTTCATGTTCAGTGCCGATGACGTTGAGACAAAGAAGATTGACGGGCAGAGGTATACTACGTTCCACCCGAACACACTTGTGTACGCAATTCCATATAAGGATCCAGGAGCAAAGTCAGTGCGCGATGCGCAGATCGGTATCGTGTGGCACACCACATACAAAGGAGACTCATTCGAGAATATGTCTGCGTCATACGGAGTCGACGTCAAGAGGTTGAAGAAATCAAGAAAGGTTTGGTCACAGGATGCTATGCTGCGTGATTTTAGCGACACAGCGACTATGACTTCTGCTAACACCAAGAAGGTTGACGCATACCTCAGTGACGCAGGGAAGATCTTTAAAAGAATATCATCTGGCGTATTGCGAGAGTTGGAGGCGCACCCTGAGTTGCCCCAATTGATCGAGCAGTTCAACAACACCTATGTCCGAAAGGGCGAGATGCTGCCCGATTCCAAGATACATGTCCTCCACCTACAGAGTTGGTTGAATACTAAGTATACCAAAGAGATCGACAAGAGGAAATCAGAAAAAGGCAAGAAGGTACAGCAGAAGAAGTTGTCCTTGTTGTTGAGGTTCTTTTCGAAGAGCAATACCGCTGCGCTAATTCAGATGTTCGAATTACAAAAGAAATTAGTATTAGCGAAATTGATCCTTATAAATAGAATGAGTAAGTTGGCAGGAATCAGCGCGTTTGTACGCACGAAGAAAGGGTACAAAGTAACTGGTCAGGAAGGGTTTGTGGTTATAGACAAACTCGGGGGCAGTGCTGTTAAACTAGTCAACCGTATGGAATTTTCGTACAATAATTTCTCTCCAGATATCCTCAAAGGTTGGGAGAATAACAACAGGAAGTAGCATGGCGAAGACACTGAAGGAGTTTGTAGACAGCGGAGAGGTCGAACAGACCACCGAAGCACTCACACATGCCCAAAGAATCCAAGCATCTATTCGAATGAAGAAGATGAAGAACCGAATTAAGATTGGGCGTGAACGTGCTGCTCGCCGAACTCCGACCATGGACGTGGTCAAGAAACGCGCCATGCGTAAAGCAAGACTGACTGTACTGAAGAAATTGACCAAAGGGCAGAGTAAATCAGATTTGGGTTTCTCTCGCCGTGCCGAAATTGAAAAAAGACTGACAAAGAAGACGGCACTTATACAAAGGTTGGCGAAGAAGTTGATTCCTGTAGTGAGAAAACAAGATAGAGACCGCAAGAACGCAAGCAAGACCGAGGAAGACTAGTAGAAATGCCAATATCATTTAAAGACTACCTTGTTGAAGAGGATAAGGTGGCATTCTTCACCTTTGGTAGAATGAATCCACCAACCATTGGACATGAGAAAGTCCTAGACAAACTCGCTAAGAATGCAGGAAAGAATCAATACTTCATATTCTTGTCGCAGTCCCAAGATGAAAAGAAGAATCCACTCACATACACCAATAAGGTGAAGCACGTGCGCAAAATGTTTCCGCGCCATGCCCGCAGAGTGATGATAAATAAGAAGGTGCGCACTCCTTTTGATGCAGCATCGTATTTGTACGATCAGGGGTTTCGAAGCGTTTCTATGGTCGTAGGTTCTGATCGTGTCCGTGAATTCAAAACACTATTAGATAAATACAACGGCGTCAAGGGCAACCACGGTTTCTTCAACTTCCAGTCAATAAATATCATTTCTGCTGGTGAGAGAGATCCAGACTCTGATGGGATTGATGGTATGTCTGCTTCGAAGATGAGAGAGTTTGCAGCTGCAAATAACTTTGCTAATTTCTCTCAGGGTTTGGGAAGTCTGAACACCAAAGACGCCAAGAAAGTCTATGCAGATGTGCGCGCTGGAATGGGCATTAAAGAGACGAGCGTATTCTCCCGACACGTTGAATTGGAAACGGTCTCAGAAAGAAGAGAGAAGTTTGTTAGGGGCGAACTGTTTGAGTTGGGGGACCAAGTGATTGTCAAAGAGTCTGACGAAGTGGGAACCATAACACATCTAGGTACCAACTATGTTATCGTCCAGATGAGCGAAGAAAGTTTTGTGCGTAAGTGGTTAGAGTCTGTCGAGAAGATCGAAGAGGTTTCTCCACCATCAAGCGCAGAATTTATTCCCTCACCAACAGGAGGTAGACGGAGTGCTGTTGTCGACGACCAGATACGCAAACCATTCAAACTACTCGACAAGAAAGAAACCAGCGGATTGATAAAGGCATTGAAAAACCGAAAAGTGTTCACTGCCAATAAACTAAAAGGAGCAGATAATGCCAGATAAACAAACCTTGAATGTGGGAACTGTTGCCAACGATGGCACAGGAGACACTCTGCGCGCAGCAGCAGGAAAAATTAACTCCAACATGGATAACCTTTGGACAGCAGTTTATGATGGAACTGTTTTTTCTCGCACCGACAGGGTTAAACATATCATACCATTTCCGACGACACTACTTTTTGGCGTCATCGCTATGGGGAACACGTCGGACATCAACACATTTATGTTAACGTTGGATCTCACCTTGGCCGAAGACCATGTTGTAGATCTCGGCGGACACACTTATGGTTGTGACGAGACAATAAACTTGACCAATCTCGATGGGATTCGATTTACTAATGGAGTGTTTACTCGAGGAAACGGCAATCCTAACCTGGTTGGTTCTCCCCTCACATATTGGCCAGTGTTCGAGTTGACGAACTGCACGAGATGCTCCTTCGACAACATGGAGATGAAAGACGATAGAGTTGAAGTAGCGGTGAACTTTTTCGATGGACTTTCTTATGATGGACACTTCAGTGTTACACCTAATCCGACGATTCGCGCAGATTTCGAAGTGCCACTGGACCCTGTGAAATTTGCTCGTAATGGAGTACCAACAGCATTTATGAAGTTGACAAACAGCAACGATATCACTTTAGATAACTGCAGGATGTTAGATATTGTCTATGGTGTTATTGCAGCTGGGTCCGAGAAACAAAGAAGAATCGACATAAGAAACTGTACCTTCTCTACTTCGTCGGGAATAACCGATGGGAAAATGGGTGATGCAGTTTATGGAAATGGTTTGCTTGACGATTGTACATTTACAAACAATTCGGTCAAAAACGCAATGAGCGCAGTAAATACAGGAAGTGTTGGTAATAGATGGAATGTTTCAAACAATCTTATCGAGAATACAATAAACTCCGCCGTATTTTTGAGGGGAAAGGGTCATGTTGTAACAGGCAATACTATCACATATTCTGGGAGGGACGGTATCGAGGTACAGACAGATCCCACCCCTTGGTTCGGGAAAGTGGGAATTGACTCCGACGAAGGATCTTCTAGCATAACAGGAAACGTGGTCAAATTTGCTGGGTATTATCAAGAGGGAGGGGGGATGTGCATACGTTCTTATGGGGCAAATAATATAGTTAGTACGAACTTCTGTGAGATCGACAGTGCTGCTAACATGAATGTGACTTCGCTCGCCGCTGGTGTTTCTATCGCTGGAAGAAACACTATTGTTTCCTCAAATAGTATTGTTGGTCCATATGCCTTCCCCAATACGAAAGCATCAATTGCGGGTAATAGTTATTATGGAATACGTCTTGCCTCAAGTGAAACCTGGAGGGGAAACAAGTGTATAATCGGTTCCAATAATATTAGGAACGTAACATCGGGAATCACTGCTATAGGAGCGAGTGCAATAAACGAAGATCACACCCTATACAGTACACAAATATCAAACAACAGTATTTCTGGTTCTAAGTGGGGGATTTACATAGTCCCAGAGGATAAAACCGGAGTATTTTCAGATTTCATGATCAAAGACAACATTATTGATAGTTGTGAAAGCACGGGTATGTGGTTTAAGGGCAGCGGTCCAATTATTGTGGAAGGAAACTCTTTCAACAATATGAGCGACAAGATTATTAGGGTTGGTGGGGTAAATGATGTAGGGACTTTCAGGAATAATGTATGGGACGGGGAGACGCTGGACCCGACGACGGACCCGATATTAGTGGAAGTTTTAGCAACAGAATCGATCATAACAGAGTTAGGAAACTCATGGAATCCCAAAGAGTCCACGATTGTCAATGTAAGTACCCAAACAGCAGACTATAGTGCCAATGTTATTACAGACAGCACCATACTTGTCGATGCTACAATCGCAGCAGTAACGATTACTCTCCCGACTGCTGTTGGATATACTGGTAAGAACTTTCGAATCAAGAAAGTTGATAACACTGCCAACGCAGTCATTATAGACGCCGACGGTTCGGAAACTATTGATGGGGCGTTCCAAGTCACTATCAGTACACAATATGGTGTATCTGACATTGTTAGCGATGGAACAAACTGGCATATTTGTTAAATATTATATTGTATAAATATTTGCAAGATTGCGATCACAATACAAGGATAGACGGTAAATGGCATGGCTCTTAATACCAAATAATCGAGTGTGGGAATACGATAATGCACCACCAGACCCAGGTGCGAATAGTCCATACCGACCACTGTGGTTAAAACAAACTGCGGGAGTTCGGACAAATAGTGACGGACAAAAAGTTTTCACGAAAGTTCGTAAGGTTGGAAGCACTGTCGATACTATGGGCGAGATAGCTAAAACATACTGGGATGTTAAGGGAGATGACCTAAAGTTTCAGATGGAGGTGTTGATACCATCTGACGACCGAGACTTCACAATACCTTGTCAGGAGGACGGAGGAGTAGCATTCAGTGCTATAATTGATTGGGGTGATGGTACGACAACAACCACTACCACATATAACGGGGGTGGACTAACTCACACTTATTCTGCTGGCGGCACTTATACGATAAAGATCGATGGGACTTTCCCGAATATATATTTTGCTAACGTTGGTGATAAAGATAAAGTAAGAAAGGTACTAAACTTAGGTCACGTTGGTTGGACAAAACTTGACAATGCTTTTTTTGGATGTGTTAACTTAACTGAATTTTCAGCAGGTGCTTCAGATACATCAAGTGTTACAACCTTCGCTGGTTGCCTCCAATCATGTTCCGGACTGACTATACCAGAGTTAGGATTTAGTACTGAATCCGCACAAAGGTTTGATGCTTTTTTAAATGGATCCAACGCCTTGACAGATGCTCCTGGGATAGAGAAGTGGGACATCACTAATCTAACCGTGACTCCAGTAAATAATCTATACCTATTTATTTATGCCTCCGGAAAAATGACAACAGAAACATATGATGCTATGTTGATTGCATGGGCAGCACAAACACCTCTCGCGCCAGTAGGTGAGTCCAAGTTTGGACTGAGTCAGTTTAGCGGATTACCAGGACCAGCAGCAACTGCGCGAGAGGTGCTTGTCAATGCCTTTGGATCAATCGTAGATGGCAATGCGGTTCCTCTTACTTCAGCGCATACTCTCGCTGGAGCAAGTGATTGGTGGGATCCTATTGGCATTGTTTATGATGGTGGGAAACAGTGGTTCACCAACCCTAATCCCGATCAAGGTGCTGCTGCACAACCCAGCAATTCTGGAGCAAGAGCGTGTGCATTTAATGATACAGGTTTTACTGATGTGTCGGTGTCATCGACTCGGCACAGCGCAGTTGGTGGGCACTCTGGTCCGGTTGTTTGTATAAATCCCGATGATACTAAGTTCGGGTTGTCACTCTTCATTGAGGATCTCTACGGCAATGGTTTTCTCACCTATATCCTGTGGGAACTCGGTAGACAGCCTGATGATATCGCCCCGATATTATTGGCATATGCTCCAAACCGTGTTGTGGGTCATGACGTAGTTCTGCGTATGGACGTAGTTGGGGGCATTCTGAAGTGCTACGCAGATGATGTGCTGATTACATGGACAGATGGGTCAACTACTTATGACATATCCGCATTGGCACCTGGTTTGCTTAATAGCACAAAGCATGGTATGAGTGTTGATGTAAACGGGGATGGTCCCCAGACTGATGCAATGAAAGCAGGAACAGTGCCATTCGAAAGGCAAGGTAACATACCTTGTGGGATATACCCGACCGTTATTCTGCCCCTCTAAATTTAACAATAACCCACAAGGAACGAGGGAAAGAGAATATGACCATGATAACAAGAACATCAGGATTTGGGATTATAGGAACACGGGCATATTTTCCCGATCCTGCTTATCCTAATGCTTGCATTTCCTATCGTGACGATACGGTTGTCCAAGAGTTTGCTACTAAAGAACTCTTGATGTCTGCTCACAGAGAACAGTTTCCAGATCAACATAGAGAACAGTTTCCAGAAGAGTACGGTGATTAAAAGGAAGATAAAATTTTTACAATACCTACAGCAGAACTTATAGGAAAGCATCTCTATCAGGTTGAATCTTGGTTGGATAGTATTGCCCCAGAAGATTATACAGCAAAGACCATAGCACTCGGACTGCAATGTAGAAAGTTGGAAATGTTTTTTGTACACTCGGACACAGATAATTGTCTGATGGGAATAGTAATCGTTTATTCTGAAGATATTGATAACAATCTGCTTGTCGTGGGTGCTGCTGGGGATGTTAACAATGAGTGGGAGATGCTCGACAAAGACTACACAGAACTAGCGAAGTCGAGAGGATGCACCTCTTATGAGTTTCGTGCGCGCAAAGGATTCTTGCGAAAGTTTAAGAAATTTGGAATCGTTGAGAAGTATACAGTCATGCGTAAAACATTTTAACATACAGGAAGTGTATAAATAGAATCATGAAAGGCGAGAAGAATAAAAAAACAAGGAAGTGTGATGGTTATGACCCTTCTACACACGAGTGGGGCACGGATGCCTCCGTTCTTCGAGCAAAGAATTTGACACCAAACGAGAAGACAGGCATGAAGTCGTTTAAAGAGTTCACTGAGGCGACATATCAGGGTAAAAAAGTTACACTAAACAGTCCTAGTGCTGGTGACGTGAAGAAGTCTAAAGTATTTGTAAAGGATGGAGACAAGGTCAAGAAAGTTAATTTCGGTGACCCCAATATGACCATCAAGAAAGACCAGAAAGGAAACAAGGCATCCTATTGTGCAAGGTCTGCTGGCATTGAAGGCGGTGGCAAGGATAAGACGAAAGCAAACTATTGGTCGCGCAAAGCGTGGAACTGTTAGAGAAAATTAAAAAGGCAACCCATGAAAAATAAAGGTACACCACCGTCAAATAAGGGCAACCCAGTTGCGAAGCATATGAGAACTTTCAACAAGGCAACTGTCCAGCGCGACCGTAAGAAAGACGACAAGCGTGGTTACAGCAAGCACTCGAAGACATACGAGTCTGCTGAAGAGTTTGTACCCCATGATATGTTTCACCCAGAGACAGGCGAGAAGAAACGTGCCGACTCCAAAGCAACCCACCTTGTATTGAAGGCAAGAGGTTGGACCCATAGTAAGAACGAATCTGTCGAGCAGGTTGATGAGGACTATTTTTCTGTCCAGTTTTATGATGCGAAAGGTAAAGTAGATTCTTCTTCGAAAAGTTTCAAAGATCAAGCATCAGCAAAGAAGTATCTTGCTAAAGCAAATGCTACGACTAAGGTTGGATCTTACAAGATGCACAAAGTCCAAGGTCGAATGGAATCTGTCGAGCAAGTTGATGAATCTAAAGAGACGAAAAAGCAACACCAAGATGCGCTCATGAAACTACATGCACTTAAAGGCACACGTTTCTTCGACAGGAAAAAGGTCAAATACCACGAACTCGAATTAAAGAAATTGAGAGAAGAAAGTATGGAAGAATCTGTCGAGCAAGTTGATGAGAAAGTTGTACCATACAACAAGGAACTGTTAGCGCGTATGATAGACCTTGTGCAAGACTATTTGGTAGATATTAGTTCTCATGGCGATATCACTGAAAAAGATTACAAAAGTGCAATGGCAGTTATCAAAAAGATAGCAGGTGATAAAGTTGCTGCTGAAGTTTCAAGCGATAAGGCAATCTCCAAACTTTTGTATGGTCGTCATCGCGTTTCTGGCACTGACATCATGCGAGACCGTCAAGGTTTATCTGGGCGCAAGAAAAATAAATCTGGAAAACTGTCTAAAGTTTCTATGTCTAACTTTAAGAAAGACGTAGAAGATGCTATGAGTAGGCACCAAAAGGTGACAAGGAAACTTCCCGAATCTGTCGACAACGCCAAATCAGAAAAAGACTCAGCAAGAATGAAACTCCGACACGCGAATCAAAAGGTTCGACTCGCCAAGAAGCAAGAGCGCGAGAATGATCGAGTATCTGAAGACGCTGATGACCCAAATTCTTCTGCAAAGAAACCAATGAAATTCAAGAAACCAGATGGCACTACTGGTGTCAAGATGGTTCCCGCACACCAAGATGTCCAAACAGAAGCATGTTGGGACTCGCACAAACAGGTAGGCACCAAGAAGAAAGGTGGTAAGACCGTACCGAATTGTGTCCCTAAAGAATCAAGCAAGTTGTCCGAGTTGTCGAACGACAAAGTCCACAACTACCTGTCGAAGTCTATGCATCAGTCTGACGATGCAAAGAGCAGAGGCGATTCTAAACTCCGCGCCAAGCGAGAGAAAGGAATCAGGTTAGGACTCAAGAAGCAGACTGGTACAGCGAAGGTCGCATCTACTGAATCATACCAGCAGGTTCTCGAAGCATCTTCTAATTATCTTTCCAAAGACGACTTACCAGCAAAAGTTAAACGAGTCGTGATTAACATATTCAAACTGGCGAAGAAAGAGAAGAAAAAGATCGCAAGACTTTCTGTCGAACTGGTCAGCAAGAAGTATTATGTCTATGTTGAACTGGGTAGAGATAACAATGAGGAGGAATTTGTAAGCAGGATGATGGACATGGAGACGGGCAGAGAAAAGTTTCTCGAGATCCACCCATCCGCGAGCGTACACCCTGCACCAAACGTCAGCATCAGGGAAGCAGTCCAGCAAGTTGATGAAGGCGTGTTGAACGACATTCGTGACTTTATTGTTGCTGTCGGTGCCGCAATACCAACCAAGAAAAATAAGAGAAATGCTAAAGACAAAGCACTAGAAGATCAAATTCGTATGGCAATGGAAGCAGACCCAGAGTTTGATAAGATCGTCAGGTCTGTCGTCTTCGTCAGGAAAGATGGCGTTGCTGCATTTAAACAAGGTGGTCGAGACAAACTTGATAAGTATGTTCACAAGACCGTTGATGCAAAAGTGGCAGCGAAACTCGGAACTCTGGTGAAAGGTCATATAAGAACAATGGCCAGTGGAGAGACGAGGAATCTTGGCCAAAACCCTCGTTTTAACAAGGGAGAAAAAAAGGCGAAGGAGCAGGGCAAAATAGTGTACGGGGACGATATGTATATGACGCGAGTGACTACCACGCAATCCATAGGCAAGATAATCAAACAGGTAGCAAAACGCGCATACGATGACGCAAAGAAAGAACAGAAAAACGAATCTGTCGAGCAGGTTGAAGAAGGTAGAAAGTTAGTCCTCAATATAAACCCAAAGTGGTCTATGAAAGAGGTCAACCGTGAAATCAAAGACACTACCCAAGAAATCAAACAGGGTCAGGCAGATCACAAAAGACGACCAATGAACCCAACACAAGCAGACCAGCACTGGCAGCGTAAGCACTACCTCGAAAAACTGGTCGCGCTGAAGAAGAAAAAGAAATCACTTGGAGAAGAAACTATGTCGGATTCAATCTCAGGTAACTGGGGCAAGGTCAACGAAGCACTTTCTGATGTTGTAGTCAAGAAGATGCAAGATATGGTTGGTGGTCCAAAGAACATGCCACGTGGACCAGAGTTCCGCGCTCTGAAAGCAAAGGCACAGGCAGCAGTTGCAGCAGAGAAGAAAGCGAAGAAATCAGCACCAAAGGCGAAGACTACTACAAAGACTGCCAAGGGCAAAACCCACAAAGGTTCTGCTGATGCTTCTGATCGTAACATCATCATGCAACTCCGTATCGCGCAAGACTCTATGAACCATGGCGACAAAACTGGCGATGTTCTCGTCTCGCCAACTCGTACTGTGGCGTTGAGCAAAGGTAAGATCGATGCTCTTCTGAAGAAGCATGACGCTCTACAAAAACCTGTCGACAAACGCAAGTTCGTCGTGTTGATGACCAAAGCACTCCGAAAGTTGAAGTAGAATGTTTATAAGTACAATACAGAAGTGGGCAATCATAGCAGTTGTCGTCACCACTATAGTTGGCGGTGTTTCTGGTGTTGTATGGTGGCAGGTTAATAAGATAGACACCCTCATAGCAGAGAACGCTGTGCTAGAACAATTGTCCGAAGATAATGCTGCTGCTGTAGAACTTCTATATTCACAGATACAAAAGCAGATGGACCTAAATAAAGAACTATACAGCAACATGCAAAAGTCGGAAGAGAAACGAGAAGAAGTTATACAGGTATTCAGAGAACATGAACTGACATATCTCGCTACAATGAAACCCGATTGGATTACGAGAATAATAAATAATGGCACACGCGAAGTATTTAATAACCTTGAGTCTATTACTGCTCCTTAGCGGGTGCGCACAACAGACTAGAGTACAGTATGTCGATCAGGTTATAGAACCGAAGGGTCGTCCACGTGGAGTTGAACTTGCGGACATTCAGTGGTGGGTGGTAACACCAGATAATGCTGCGCAGTTTACTAGAGAGTTCCAAAAGGATACGGGTGACATAGTATATATTGCTATATCTGTTCCTGACTACGAAAATTTGTCACTAAACATGGCAGAATTACGAAGATATATTGAGCAACAGAAAAGTATAATAGTGTACTATGAAAATAGTATAAATAAAACCGAACCCGACAACTAAAAACGAATAGGTATTAAGATGGACCGAAAAGAAATACAAGGCATCTGGGACGCTTTCCAAGCAGTTCAAGAGAAAAAACTTTCCGACAAGCAGAAAGAACTTGACGTGGACGGAGACGGAGACATCGAAGGAGACGACTTCGCGGCACTTCGAAAGAAGAAGAAGAAGGCAGACGTGGTCGAAGAAGCACCCACTGTTGCTACTAAGAAAGCACCAGCGCGCAAAGGCGACAAGTCTAACCCTGATGCCTCTGACCTGAAAAGCGTCAAGCAAGAATCTAAAGACGACGAGTCTGATGAAGATGATTCTGAAGAAGACGAAAAGAAATCAAAGAAACCAAAGAAGGGTGTCAATCCATTCGCCAAGAAGAAAGGCGAAGACGATGAAGAAGAAGGCAAGAAAGATGTTGCAGAAGCAGCATGGTTGCAAGACCTCGCTGTTATCCTTCAAGGTCTTGATGAAGCACAAGTAGACGTGCACACTAAAGGTGCTGAAAAAGGCGAAGGAATTGCTGACAAAGAATCTCCGAAGTCAAAAGAATTTATTGCTTTGCATAAGAAGTCTGAGAAAGATCTCGAAGATAAAGAAGAACAGGGACACAAAGATGTATCCAAAGCAGGTCGTGCTACTAAAGCATCTCCAGCACGTGGGAATTCTGATCAACTCAATAACGGGGACAAGTCTCCGGTTAAACCTGGAAAATAATTATGGATTTTTTAAATGCGATCAACCCACAATGGGTTCTGTTAACTGGGGTTGCGGGAGTCGTCATATATCTCGTGGTTTCTTTCATTAAAAGTGGCAGTGAGGATTTGGGTATAGTAAAGTCTACTAATCCACAAACAGAGTATATTCATGCAGGTGAGTTTCGTGAGACGCCAGAGTTTGAAGAGTCATTGTTGCAAAGAATGACAAAGGGAAAGTTAGAAGACCATGCCCGTGAATTGGGCATTGAACTTGATCGCCGTATGACCAAGGCAAACATGCTTGCTGATTTTAAGAGTCAAATGGAGACCCGCGCCGACGCATGATGCTGGTTATAGATACTCTATAATGTAGAGGAATGCCAGTGATTATTAAAGAAATAAACGAAGAAAACTTCCTCATCTATGCCGCGAAGAACTATTATTGTCCTCTTGCGATAGATGCGGAAGAATTTTATGAAGAGTTGAAAAGGTTTAAGTATCTCAAACGTCTTTTTAACAGATATACTAGAGGTGGCGAACTTTGTGAGAGGTTAATACTAAATCATATAACCATATTGATAAATGTGTTTGGTTGTGAACCTGCAATTCTTATGTTATTGTTTAAGTTGGGACCGGAAAATCTATCGGTCATAAAACCATTTCTAGACCACCTTCAGGCAACCAGAGACGGAGACTTTGAAGAAACTATAACAGACCCATGGGTCGTGATTAAATTGGAAAATATTTAATGGGTATACTTTCAAACACCGCTGACCTAGTCTACACACTGCGCTTCTTGCGGTTGCTGACCACCAAGTTCGAAGACAGTAATGCATTCGAGATGGGTCTTATCGACAAAGACGGAAAGAAACTCCGTTCACCAGAAGGCAGAACTGAAAAGAGTGCATACAACTTATTCCACCGCCTAGTCTTCAACCTCAAGAAATTACTCGCCAAAGTTCCTGGCGGTAAATCATCCCTTGCTTCATATGCATCCGCATTATACCTAATAAAAGAACACCTCGAACTCGCTGACTTTGCCGTAGAAAAGATTGTGGAGGCATGTGATCTCGACCCGACACTGGACTTGACAGAACATACTTCTTGGTTTTGCGCCAAGGACGGGATGCTCTCCAGTGGCATGTATACACTCGCTGAACCCAAAGTCCTCGCGAGCACGTGCGAAGAAGTCTGTAAGGCAGGCGACAAAGTCCGTGTACTTGATAATGCATATCCACTCGACAACATTCTCGGGTTGGACATATTCGAAGCAGTGCATATTCGCACTAACCAAAAGATCTACGTCGCCAGTGAAGAACTGAGACGATGAAATCATTTTCCCAGTTTATACGAGAGGGTTTTCTCGATGACATACTAGCAGACTTCGAACCTGTCTCTCAGGCAGAAATCAATAAGGTAATGAAGAAGTCGGACGCTGTACTCGCAAAGTATGCCAAGCCAAAGAGTCCGTACAAGTCATATAAACCTCGCAAGTACAGTGGGCAGAAACAAGAAGGGTTTTCTGAGTATGTCCGTTCACAAGGCGAACTGAAGAAAGCATGTGGTGGTAAGGTAACTCTCGATAACATCATCGGGATATTCGCGAATGGTAACATAAAGGTTGCTGATAACTTTCAACCGATGATTGACGTAAGTGAGTTGTGGAAGATAAGAGAATACGACCGCAAGATGATTGGTGGTTACACTGGTAAGAACACTGAAGCAGAAATGAAGAAACTGACTGCTGACATTAAGAAGAACGGAATCAAGGAACACGGATATGTTTCCATCGACCGAAGAAAGAACGGTGACGTTGAAGTTCTTCTGGGCGAAGGCAATCATAGACTTGGAATTGCAAAGGCAGTCGGCATCAAGCAGATGCCCATAATGTTCTCATACGGAAACATACGATGAAAACGTTCTTCCAATTCAACGAAGCATTTGATTCCTCATATAAGTTCACTGGCAAGAAGGTTGCCGAAGACGAATACTCATACGGGTTCGATTCTGAATTCACAGACGCTGACGGAAAGACGAAAAGAAGTCGACTCGATGTCGATATAGTCGGTTCTGAAAACGCGGACGATGATGATTATTATATGTGGGATGTCGGTTTCAGTCGAAGGTCGAAGCAGGTCTTGACGAAATTCGGCAAGGAATACACTACCCTCGGAAAAGCATCATATGATGTTACTGGCGGTGGAGATGCTCTGAAGATATTTTCTACTGTTATGAAGATATGCGATGACTTCATAAAGAAAGAAGATCCAAAATATGTTTCGTTCGGTGCAGAGAAACCGAAAGGTTCAGACCCAAAGACACTGGCGAGTAGAGAGAAACTCTATCTCCGTATGTCGAAGAAATTCTTCGGAAAGAAATTCAAGATAATAGTAAAATCGACTGCGCAGCAATCGGTGTTCTACTTGGAAAAGAAATGAAATCATTCTCTCAATTCAACGAAGCGTTCGACTCTCCATATAAAATATCGCTAACTCGTATGGGCAGCGGCAAAGAGTATATCCACAAAAATGCAATGGCAACATACAAAGGCGAAGCAGTATTGGGGGACGGAACCAAACTCATTATTAGAATCGTAGGTACGCCTGAAGTCAACGACCCTAAAGAATTTGATTGGGAAATCATCTTCACACGAACAAAGAGTGGAGATGGTAGGGCGGCATCGATGGATGCAACTGGGCAAGGCGATGAACTCAGGGTATTCGCAACCGTCATTGATGCCATTAGGCAGTTCATAAAAGAGGAAGACCCGAAGTATATCATGTTCAGCGCAGAGAAAACTGACCTCAAGAAAATGGCAGCAATCAAGAAAGTTGACCCTGAAGCAGCAAAGAAGATGCAGAGTCGCGAGAAGTTGTATAGTCGTTTGATAAAACGATACTTCTCCAAAGACTTCAAGGTCAAAGAAAGCACAAACAGGATAGCAACGACATACACGTTGGAAAGAAAATAGAGATACAGATATCTACTATACTAAATAGATCCATAAGTTTAATACTAGGAAAAGTGTAATGAAAAAGTTTAGCGACTTCTCGGAAGAAATGACAACTACTGGTGATGCGGGTATTCCTGCTGACACCGTTAACATGGGTTCGAAGAAGAAGCGTGCCCCCGTCACTCGACGTTACATCGAGATCATGGGCAAGAAAAGGATTCAACAGAAAGAAGAAGTTGAAGAAGCAAAGATCCCTTCCAACTATCTTCAAA